CTTAGGTCATAGACCAGGTGGCAAGTCTAAGGTAGTTAAAACACCATTGAATGAAGAGCTCACCAAGCTTGGTTATCAAACTAAATTTGGTGCCCCAATGATGATGGGTTGGTTACCATGGCATAATTGTCTTAAGGATGCCACTCGAACAGTCACAACTTTGGATAGTTATCTGTTGGCACAATGTTCTGCAGCGTTTTTAACAGATATTGTTGAAGGTATTGGTTTAGATGTAATCCAAGATGTTGTAGAAGTGTATGATGATTTAACTACGCTCAATGGAACTCCAGGAGTTGCATATGTTGATGCAGTTAATTTTAATACGAGTGCTGGTAGTCCATGGAATCAGAGTAAGAAGTATTATGTTACTGATGTTGAGCCTATTGGACAAATGCAGCACCCACGTGTTGTATCTAAAGAGATTTCAGATAGAACGAAGCTTATTGAAGCAACTTACTGTAGTGGTAAACGATTCAATATTATTATGACAGCGCATCTTAAGGATGAAGCTAGAAAAACTTCTAAGTGTGAAAGTGGCGCGACTCGTGTATTTACCGGAGCACCATTTGATTTTTCTCTGGTTACCCGTAAGTACACTTTGAGTATTATTCGACTATTTCAGAATCATAGATTTGTAACGGAAATGTGCCCTGGAACCAATTGCCATTCTAGTGATTGGGGAAAGTTGTATAGACATGTTACCAAATTTGGTGAGTCCAAGATTGTAGCAGGTGATTATAAAGCGTATGATAAGGTTATGCCAGCTGAGATAATGATCGAAGCTTTTGGTATTATCATTGCTATTTGTCGCAAATCAGGTAATTATGATGAGCAAGATTTACTGTGCATACGTGGCATTATGACCGATATCTGTTATCCTGTTACAGATTTTAATGGCGATTTAGTCCAATTTTATGATTTGAATTCTTCAGGTCATCCTTTGACTGTCATCATTAATGGGCTTGTTAATAGTTTGTATATGAGATACTCGTACATAGTTTTGAATCCACAAAGGCGTGTGGATGATTTTCAAAATAATGTAGCTTTATTGACCTACGGTGATGATAATGTTATGGGAGTATCTGATAATGCACCCTTCTTTAATCACACATCTATCCAAACTGTAATGGCTAACCATACCATAACATATACTATGGCCGATAAGGAATCAGCTAGTGTACCTTATATCCATATCTCTACAGTTGCATTTTTGAAGAGATATTGGGTATATTCTCCTGACCTCAAAGATTATGCTTGTCCGTTGGAATTGGATTCTATAGAGAAGTCTTTGATGGTATGGATACCCTCATCTGATTTATTTGAGCATGCACAAACAGTTGAATCTGTTAGAACTGCTCTGCGTGAATATTTCTATTGGGGACGAAAGACATTTGATCACAAGAAGATTGAACTCACCAAAGTTTTGAAAACTTTGGGTGTGTTTGAATATCTTGTAGAACCTTTACCAACTTTTGATGAGTTGGTTGAGGTTTGGAAAGCGCATTAGTGCGCATCAGGGCATGGTGATGTCCTATTTAAGCCAAAACACATATTTATTGTATATATACACTTTTAATACTTATATTGTTATAACATGTACATAAAGAAGGATACAATATCTTAAAATTACCTGGGCGTTCCCCGAAGTGTTACTTTAGCACCGTGGTATTGTAAGCCACATAAGTTATGACAAACTTTCTCAATGAATGGGTATTCGTGAGAATTTTATTACCGCCTGAAACTAATGAAAACAAATCGTTAGATGTGAACGAAATCACATCACACATGGATGTTGAACAACAATTGGAATTCGTGGATGCAGATCCAGGATTTTCATATGATGTGTCATCATCTCCTGACTCCTCATTCAATTATGGGGCAACATCAACTGCTG